GTAGCCATTGACGCTAAAAAAACACGATCTGAGCGTGCGCCCTTGCGCAAGTTACAAGCAGCACAAAGTACGCGTAGATTCTCTAATGAATGGTCTCCACCAATTACTCGTGGAATTATATGATCGATGTGCATCTCGCCTTCATCTGTACCACACAATGCACAGATGCGTCCATCTCTTTTGAATACTTGTAACTTATGTACTCTGTATCTTCGATGATTGATGTTCTCTAATGCCATCCGTACTTACTCCAATGGATCAATGCTCTACATGGTGTCGAGTACCTATGCTTAATATAGCGTAAGCCCCACTCAACCTGCTCTATTGGAGTAGCTGTTAATAGATAGATACTTTTGCCTTGAGGTATCCCTACTGCTCCACTACTAGCATTGTATGCATTGTAATTCCATGCTGATTCTTTACCATATAAGACAGCTAAACATTTATATTCTTTAATATCATTCAATGAGTATCTTGCATACTGCTTAGGGGTCATTTTAATATAGCTCATATTAGAGCTACCTGCATCAGGACTACTGCATAGAGCTATCCCAATAGCTACTAGCACCCCGCAAGCTACGCCCCGAAGGGGCTTGCGGTGAGCCTTTGAGAGGCTCTGCCGTGTTAGCGTACCACGATTGTCAAATTCATTACTATAAGTGCTGGTCAGAGCGGTGTTTCTATTCACAAGAACCTCCTGTGGATAACTTTGTGGATAACTATTTAGTTGAGCCCCATCCAGTTCCCTTGAAGATTGCCCCTACTGGACTGATTACTTTGATCATAGGTTCATTACAATAAGTGCATAGAACTGTTGGTTTGTCGTGCCAGCCATGATGCAGCTCATTTTTTAATCCGCATCTTCCACATTTGTAATCGTAGGCTGGCATGTAAGGCATCTCCCAATCATCCATGAACCACAGCTGCATCGCTCGATGTCAGTCTCTTTAGGTTCTTTATCTAAGTGTCCGTACTTTAATATGAGTAGTGGCAAGAGATCAGCTAATCGGATGATGCAGGCATACTCCGCTGCATCTTCTCCCTGCCCATTTAGCCGTATAACTCCGAATCCCAATTCCCCCGAAATGGATGTCCGAGCCTTTAATTGCTTTATGTACGCAAGCGGTTGAAATCCAGCGCGGGCTTTGACTTCAACATCGAATGGCACATTGACAATATCCTTGCCACTACCCCTTCCCACACATGCGCCCTGCCACTGAGTCGATAGGTACTCAGCTACAACTCGCTCTGTGCGAAAACCTCTGTGCTTTCTGTGTTGGCTAATGGTTCATCCCAGCCATGTAGCCCATTGCAACACCACCAATGAATAGAGCTAGTGTCAAATACATAAGCAATGCTTCCTTATCCATTGACTGCCCTGCACTTATTACATGACCAAGTGCCTGCAACTACTACACCTTCAACAATTCTTGCAGTAATCGTAATGTCAGAGGCCAGTGTTGGTTCATTGCATAGTTGGCAATTAACTGTGTCAATCATAGGCACATCTTCCACATTAACCCAGCCGTCAGCTGTGTGAAACTCTGCATACCCCATTATACCCTCGCCTTCTGTGGTTCCCATTTACCATTGCTTCCGATGTTGTACCAAATCGGTGGGCATGGATCCATGCCACCAATCTGCCCCTTAGACTGGCATGTCATGCGCGCCCATTCTTTCCCGTTCTTTTGACTTGTTCCTGTCTGCCATATCATCTCTCCATGAGCGCATGACGGAACATCTAATTGAGTATTGACAATCTCTGCAATTACTGCCTGTTCCTTAAAGGATGTGTTCCAGTAATCCACATCAACTGGCTGTGGCACTACTTGCAAAGCTGGATGATTAGGTGCAACCTTTTTCATTTCTTCGCGGCTAGGACGCTTTCCTTTAGGAGCATAACCCGCATTTGCAAGTGCTCTGCCAATTGCAGATGTCTCGCAATTCTCCAATGCAGAAGTTTGATTGACCCCGCGAGTGCTAACTGTTTCCTCAGCGTACCCCGTTGCCCATGCGATGCTATCTTGGCTAGTTTTGTAGAGATAAGCCTTAACAATATATCTACTAGCTTCCACAACTTCCAACTCAGTGCTAATGCGAAAATCTGGATGGTCTTTAATAAATTTTTCAAGTCTCACCTCAACTGGTTCATAATCGGCCAAATTAAACATATAAGTCATTCTCCTCTGTTTGGAGTTGTCCAGCTATTGCTAGATAACTGGCTGCATCTATCCAAGAATCTTCTCGAGTTCCATCTTCGATTGTTCTTGCGATTTTGACCAGCGATAGGATAACTGCAACTTGGTAATCTTCCACTGGCAATTCAAGGTAGGCACTAATAAGTCTTGCTGCTCGCGCCATATTGTCACTTGGGTGGCCGTAAGCGAGTCCTCTGTCCTTGTATAGATCAGTGGCAGAACTAAGTATCTCTCCATGTTTCATTCTGACCAAAACTCTGAGCGATTGACTGCTCTGCCCTTATGCCAACCATCGCGATGCCCGCGCTCGTAGGCTTCTTTATATGATTGAAGTATCCATACTATAAAGCTGATACCTGCACCAATGAGGCAGATGATAAGCAGTTTGTCATTGTTGCTCATGCTGACACCGCCATATTGAATGAATCGTAGTTGGTTAGCAATACCCATGATTCCATGTTGTGATCATATGACTCTTGGAATGCGTAGTCATTCTGCTCCAAGAATGTGCGAGCCATAATCATGCTGATTACTGAGTCATACCAGCATACTACTGCCCAATCAAATGCAGGCTTATCTGAAAATCTATCAGCTTGCAGTTCCCAGTCATTGCCTTTCCATCCCATGACAGTGTCTGTCAAATTGTCAAAGTCTTTAGCTGTGATTTTCATTATTTAACCGCCTTGATGCGTGGGTAATGTCCATTGATTTCAACATACTCGCTAAGTGTGACAACACTTTTGTATTCATTGCAGGGGATGCAATGGGTATTGTTTGTTACTTGTACATCGCAATAGATGCAATAAAGAGCTTGCTTTGTAGTTACTGCACTTTCATGTATCTCTATCGTTGCCATGATTTGTACCTATCTGCACCAACGCCCTCGGTTGGTTACAGGATTAGTGTTGCACTTACTGCCGCCAAATCAAGTACATTTAGGTAACAAAATGATAACGATTTACTGGTACAACTTCCCGTACAAGGTGAATGAACCATCCTTATTGATAGGAACTAGCATGGGCGAAACATGGTCACCATGCGTCTCAATGACTGCCACGCTCATTTGCCAATTAGCGGCTCCAGCCTTCAAATAAGAGGCTTTCTTCTTGTCCATGACATTTCCTGCCTCTAAGCCCCAAAGAGTCCTGTATGAGGCTCCTATGCCCTCTGTGAAGGCACTAATGCCAGCCCTATGAGTGTGGCCACAGACCACAGATTTGCCGAACTTCTTAGCCAGCCCAAGAGCTGTGAGTCCAGCATTGGAGTTCATTGATCCTTCATCGCCATGAACTAAGACCCATCCCTTATGAAACTCGAATGGTCTTTTATGAAATCTGATTCCAAGCCCGTTGAAGTCCATAAACTTGGAGTATTCAAGCTCGGGCAATCCGATGAGGCTAGGTGCTCGTAATAGCGTATGGTAGAGCCTATCCGTGTGGTTGCTTCTAGTGACATCTGTTGTGCCGAGTTCATAGAGAATATCCTGCGCAAGGCTTCTGTCAGCATCTAGCGTACCTTCCCACTCAAGAGCAGTTCCCTGCGCCCAGCGCGACTGAGACTGCATATCTAGTTCATCGCCTGTATTAAGGATGAGGTCGAACTTCTCTCGCTTTACTAACTTAATGAGATTCTTTACAGCTGCTTCATGATGGTATGGAATTTGAAGGTCGCTGATAATTAAATATCTCGCTTTAGTCATCGTCCTCATCTTCGTAGTTGCCGAACTTCTCTGGATCGACAGGGTTAGGCAATATCCAAGCAGGGTAAGCATTAGGTTCAGTAATCATAAACATGGCTACATCTTCTTTGAAGCCTGCTCTTTTGAGACTACAGAAATACTCATAAAGCCCAATGCAATAAGCATCTAGCTTTGAGTAACCTTGATCCTCTAATGCCTTAGTTGCTTTTCTTGCCATAGCAGAATGTTACCTGTCTAGTAAGATGTTGTAGA